ATAGGCATGGCACCTGCCATAAGCATACTTTGGTTTCTAGGGTCAAATAAATTGTAGTCGTTATTGTTACTCCCAAACCAAAAATCGTAAATGTTAGCTATACTTATAGGTTCTGTTACTTCGTTTCCTTCGGAGTCTGTATAAGTGTATTCTTGGGCATCCCATATATACCCATAGTCGCCAAAAGCCCCACTCATGTTTGAAAACGGTTGAGATCCTACAGGCAATTCACCCATATCCACCAACCTAGAATCACCAGACGAGGAACCACCGAACAGAGGAGATCTAGGGTCGGCTACAGTTTTAGCCCCACCCATTATTTTTTTCCACCCTTCGTACAACTCGTCAGCTGTGAGCGGTCGCTCATACCCTTGGTACAGTATGGCATTAGTGCCAGTTGATAGTCCTTGCCCGTTTTCAAATTGGGCTATGCTATCTATGCCCAATATTTCTTTTAATTCGTCTGTATTTTGATGGTTGTACGTTTCATCGTCTTTGTGCAAATAGAAACGTTCCGAGTATTCTTTTTCTCTTTTTTCAACTTCCTCTTGCGCAGCCCCCATAGCGTGCAATGTGCCATTACCAACAGGCTCCGCTCCTCTAGGGACAGGAGTTTCAGCCGCAGGGTCAGCTTCCGTTTTATTGGGGTCGTAGGGGAACGCATCAATGTTATCCGCAACCCCGTCCTTATCAAAGTCGGGGGCTTCGGTTTTAGTTTCGTCTTCGGGGTAGAAGTCGGTGTTGTCACCGGTACCGTCATTGTCAGTATCAGTAGTCTCAGAAGCATCGTTCGGGAACGCATCTGCATTGTCACCAGTTCCGTCATTGTCACTATCAACAGTTTCTGATGCGTCGTTCGGGAATGCATCAGCATTGTCACCTACACCATCGTTGTCAGTGTCAGCTGTTTCTGAAGCATCGTTCGGGAAATCGTCATCTACATCAAATACCCCGTCACCGTCAGAGTCTACGCGGTCTGGATCAGCTACGGTAACATCAGGATCCTGTTCATTGTCACCTAACCTATCTCCGTCACTGTCTGCCCATTCTGTAGATAAATAAGGAAATGCATCCTCTGAGTTGAGTACTCCATCCCCGTCCAAATCATTGTTTGGAGCTTTCCAGCTTAGGTTTAATGCTTGGCCAAGGGTAACGTCGGACGTGTAGTCCATACTGTTACCAAATAGTATTTCGTCCCACCCGTACTCAGATAACAAGACATTTTCGTTCCCCTCATCACTGGGGTTGTCATTTATATCTTTAAAGTCGTATGCAGCTACTACCTCATACCAGTCGGCAATTCCGTCTTTGTCGGTATCATAGGTAAATAAGTTTTGAGGGTCGTAGTCTTCAGGACTTACAAACGCATCGCCAAGATCCTGCGGACTATTATAACCGTTACCCTCAAAATAACCTGCTGACCGCAGGTATGCGCTTTGGAAATAGTCTTCGTAGCCTCGGTCAGATTTTATGTCTGAGTTGTAGGGGGCAGGATCCACCCAATTTGGCGCGCCGTCCTTATCTTCATCCTCATACATATATGAAGGGTCGCTGCGTATGTCTACTATCTCAGGTTCTGGATCGACTGGATCAACTGGATCAACTGGATCAACTGGATCAACTGGATCAACTGGATCGACTGTTGGATCTGTTACGCCGTAGTTACCCTCGGCATCTCTAGGAACTTGTTGTAGGACACTTATAGCCTTATCAAGGTTAGCAATGACCTCTCCTGATGTGGCTGTGGGTACCTTAACCCCTTCTTCATTTTCAGGGCTGCTTATTGCCCCTGCTGTTACCGCGTCGCCTGTCAAACCAAAACTGTGCCTAAGAAACATCAGGCCGTCAGTTAGAGCGTCTAATTCCCCACTGTTATCAAGGTCAAATGCTTTATATAATTCTGATTCGTCGTGCGATTTAATCCAGTCAAGGTATTCTTGTACTTCTTCAGCCGTGCGAGTAGCGTCCTCGGCTATAGCCCCTTCTGTTACCGCGTCGCCTGTCAAACCAAATAAATAACGGAGTACCAGCAACCCGTCAGTAAGGGCATCTACTACGCCGTTCTGATCTACATCTAAAGGAGAATAGGTGCCGCCTGTACGTGAAAGTTCTTCTGGGTTAGACATTGAAATCCCTATGCTGGGTCAAGAAATGCGAATTTATTATATATTCTGTTTCCGTCTTCGTCGTCTTCCCCAGCATACTGCTGCATAAATAGGGTATCTATATCAGTCCTTCCAGATAACGAAGTTTGAAGTGTGGCCAAAGCAGCATTAGCTGTAGGCATATCATCTTCAAGTGTAGAGTCTACTACATCTACCGCCTCATTATCCACTAATTTCGTATATCCTACTTGTATCATACGGTGTTCTCCACATGTCCATATAGCCCAGTTACCACCGTGCTTAAATTGGTTGTACTAGAAACATGGTCAAATTGTATTCTAAGGTCAGTAGCGGTTGTTGACCTACCAAAAGTAGCCATCAATGGAAGCTCTACAGTTTGGTATGCTGTAGTAGACCCTATCGTAAGGTATTGATTATTAAACCCTTGGTTAGACACATAAACGCCGGGGGTAACAAAAGCAGTGGGGCTATAAAACACTTCTACCCCATTATATACTGTAGTAGCGTCAGGAAACTTTGATACCCTAAAAAAAGTTTTGTCGCTTGCGGCATCGTAGTAGACCGCTACCATACTACCTGAGCTTGCGCCCGTAGCACTAGTTGCAAAATTACCGCGGTTACTACAAATTATAGATGTTTTATCGCCACTAACCGTATAAAACGCTGAGTAAGAACTCGGATTAGAAGAATAAGTTGCGGTGCCTAAAGAAGTCCCGCCCACAGTTTTTGACTTCAGTTGCGTAAGAACTTTCCACTGATGATTTTCTTTAACCGCACTACTACTACTGTTATAAAACCTAATCTGTATTGATGCAGATAACGATTGGGTAGCTTCAACGCCTCCTGCAGGTGCCGGTATAGAAAAAGTATATACAGTAACTGCCGCCGTAGTGCTTATAGTCTGAGAGAAATTATTGCTGAAAGCATGCTTGCTACTAAACGGCCCAGTTATTTTTGCAGAAGTTACAGCGTCATCAGCTATTTGTGCTGTAGCTATAGTCCCACTTAGACTAGATGTAGGGTAATTAGTAGCATCACTTAAATCAAACGCAGGGGTAGCATCAGACTGACCTAAATCGAGGGATACACCACCATAAGATACACTGTCATTAACAAGTTTAGCGTTAGTTATACTGCCAGCTAGTTGCGCGTTCGTAATAGTACCGCTTAGACTAGAGGTTGGGTAATTAGTAGCATCACTTAAATCAAATGCAGGTGTAGCATCTGACTGCCCCAAATCAAGAGATACCCCACCATAAGATACACTGTCATTAACAAGTTTACTGTTTTCTATACTGCCAGCTAGTTGCGCATTCGTAATCGTGCCACTTAGGCTAGATGTAGGATAATTAGTAGCGTCACTTAAATCAAACGCAGGGGTAGCATCTGACTGACCTAAATCAAGAGATACACCGCCATAAGAGACACTATCGTTAACAAGTTTAGCGTTAGTTATGCTGCCAGCTAGTTGCGCATTCGTTATAGTGCCTACAAGACTAGATGTAGGATACCCAGTAGCATCTGACAGGTTAAACGCTGGTGTAGCATCAGACTCACCTAGTGCTAACGTAACACCCCCAAAAGACACTGTAGAGTTTTCTAACTTACTATTAGGTATAGAACCATCAATGATGTCATCAGTGTCAAACTGTAATCCTCTAGATATGGCCTCATCTACATTAGAAAAGTAAAACCTAAGTATAGCATTGTAGCTTGCTTGCCACCCCACGTTGTATTCTTGTGGCGGGTTAGGTAGCGTAGGTATAGTAAAAATCTTCTGGGTATTGCGTATCTTAGTAGCCATTAACGACCCCTTCTACCATCCGGACGCATATTCAACCTAGGAGTACCTAACTGCCATTTAGTGCCTAAAGCATTAGATCGTACCTTAATCGCCATCTGCCGACCTCTAACCCTTACATCTAGCTGATCTGTATACTCATCTACCGTATCTACCGCTAGCGCAACTTGCCCCTCGTTTACACCGCCTTCCGAAGCAGGATTGTTATCTGCCGCGCCGGGCTCGCTACTAGCCAATAAAGACATTTCAACGGAAGGACTGCCGGCAGTAGACCCCACAAAAGAAAGGTCAGGAACAACTTTATCTATAAAAGTAAAACTAGTACCCGACTCTATGCCAAATTGACCAGAAGTTATAAACGAGTCTATGGCCTCTAACGTAGCGCCTTGCCCGTTGTCGTTACCGTTTTCATGCTCTACCAAATTGTAAGTGTCAGTAGCAGCTAGTGGGAAGTCGTTAATAGGTGAATCATACCAAGCACTGCGACCCATACTGCCTACATACCAAATATCTTCTAGGTAGTTATATACTACATACTTGTTTGGCGCTACGCGCTGAGAATCGCAGTAAAACCACCATATCTCGTGGTACTCTTCTAGGGTGCCGGCAAATGTCTGCTCATATTGTCCTTTGTCTAAATCATCAAATACATATTTCCTAACATCACAACGTAAGGGTTGTACTGTCCCATCGTACTTGTAGAACTTTTCTTTGCCCATCCAATACGTTACTCCGTTGGCGTACGCAGCGGCCTTCGATGACGCTACTGACAGATTCGACCCAACCAACGTAGAACCCCATACCACTGGAGCACCAACATATTGCAGCGAGTACAGCGCAGCATCGGTGAAAACCAATATTTCTTGTCGTGACTGTATAGCGGTCACTATTTCTGTACCTTGCGATAACTGCAAATCTCCTGCTTGATTAGTTGAACGGGGTCGCCAGTCATAAGCGTTTTCTTGATCTGACCAACGTAGTAGTAATGGATTTTGTTCTTCTGTGGCATCTCCAAACGCGTTACACCCAAAAGCAAATACGAAGCGACTCGCGTCTGAGACTAATAGCTGGTCTTGTACTACTGGCACCTCAGCGGATAACTCATACTGCAATGTAACAGAAGCTCCACCCCCAGAAGTTGTAGAACTTGCAGGCTCCGCACCAGCCACATCTACAGTAAATGTATTACTAGCAGAGTCTACCGTAGCTATTTTATGTCTTGCGTTTATAACTGTGCCAGTAATAGCCGCTATGGTTGTAGCCCCAGCTATGGTAACGTGTTGCCCAACCATATAATTAAACTCTAACGTAGGGTCAAATACTGTTATTGTCTTTGAGTCTTTAGTCACTGAGATAGGATCATTGTCAAAATTAAAAGTAGCCGACTGACTGCCCGTAAAGTTTATTGGGTTTGCACTTATATTTACCACGGTCTTATTGTCGGATATAGATAATACAGTCGTACCCGCGGGGATTCTATTTGCTGTAGTGCACGTTACCACTGCACCAACCCTAATTTTTGCCCCAACCGCCGCGTCTATACTAGTTATAAAAGCATACGAATTATTAGCCGTACCTGTAGATGTTTGCGACAGTGCAATTGTTCCATTATGAAGTACATTCTTTAGTGCTGTTGCTCTTGTTCCTGTGCCCGCACTTGTATCCCAGTAGTACATCTCACCACCACGAGGCCCAATAATTAAGTCTTCTCCGTAGTTAGCTTGACTCCACACACGTAGAGACTCTGCTCCACCATTACCACCATTAAAAGTACTATCGTTCCAAGGAGAAGAACTCCAACCATCTACTGGTATCTGAAAGTCCGGCCCTACGTTTACTTGGTATGCTAGGGTAAAAGTACCGCCACCAACTGCCGTACTAGAATTTGAGCTAGTTGCAACCGTAAATACTTTAGTCCCATCAAAAGTTAACGTTCCATCTGTTACACTCCCCCCAGTTGTGGAAGCACTTAGTTCAAATGAAGTAGAAGAATTTATAGACGCTACATACGCACCTGCGGGTATTCCCTCACCGCTAACAGGTAGACCCGGATATATTCTAGCGTTTGCGTCGTGAGTAATGGTTGGGTCATTATTGTAGCCACAAGTCGCGTCGGTAAACAAAGTGTCTACGTCAGTTATTACTTTTTCCCCGTCTACAGTCTGGTTGCCTACAGCACTAGCACCAGAAAAAGTAACGTAGCTGCCCACAACAAACCCGCCGGCAGAATCAAGGATGCGCATAAAAGGTGCGCCGGTCGTGGAGAACATTTTGTCTGTCAGAGACACAGTTGTCCGTAAAGGCGTAATATCATAATAGTCTTGTCCCGTCTCTACCATGAACTTAACATTAGTACCTAACCCAGTATACTTTACAAATGCAAGGCTAATCCATTGGTGTAGCGATCTACAAACACCTGTAAACGTGTTACCGCCATGTCTAGTCCAGCCCCCAATTTTTTCCGGGTAGCCTTGACGAAAACGAACTTTATCACAGTCGCTCCAACCGGCCTCGTTGGTATATTTAGTTAATTCTTTATTTATACCGGGGTTAAACTGGACTTTACTTAATGGCATATTAGTACTTCCAAGCTACTGGGGTAGTCTCTCGCGTGTCAACATGTACAAAACCTTTAGCAACCCCAATACCATTGAAGCCCATAATAGAAGCGTTACGTATAATAGACATACGCTGTGCACCACCCGTCACTTTAATGTCAACCGCAATACCCTGTGCATGTGTTCCTGCAGGTTTGCCACTAAAGATTTTTGCCGCTTCTATGCTATGTTTAGGCGATCTGTACCCACTAGTTACAATAAATGGAAACCCACACACCTCACGCAGTGCATCAAGTTTCTGTAAGAAGTCAGGACACAT